TCTGGAGTCAGGCGGAGTTAGTTGATCCAGAACTCTATAAGGAGGAAAAGCGAATGTCAAAGGTTATTTGTATTGCCGGAGAATCCGGATCAGGGAAAACAACATCCATGAGAAATTTAGATCCAAAGTCAACATATTACATTGATGCTGACAAGAAAGGCCTTTCATGGAAAGGATGGAGAAAACAGTACAACAAGGAAAATAAGAACTATCTGGCGTGTGATGATGCAAATGTGGTTCGTCAGTACATCAAGCGCATTGCTGAAGCCTGCCCTAGTGTGAAAGTAATCGTAGTGGATACGATCAATGGCTTGATGGTAGCAGATGAAATGCGCCGGAGCAAGGAAAAAGGATACGACAAATGGGTAGATCTTGCAGCCTGTGTCTGGGATCTGGTGTGTGAAGCCTATACATACAGGGAAGACCTGACGATCATTTTCACAGCCCATACACAGACGGATCATGATGAAGCCGGCTATATGTTTACCAGAATCAAGACTTCCGGAAAGAAGTTGGACAAGATTTGCCTGGAAAGCAAATTTACCACGGTGCTTTTGAGTAAGTGTGTAGACGGAGCCTACAAATTTGAAACCCAGGCAAACAACAGTACAGCGAAATCACCGATGGGTGCATTTGATCAGATGGAGATTGACAACGATATTGTAGAAGTAATGAAAGCATTGGAGGACTATTAAGATGAAAAAACCAAACAATTACGAAGAAACACAGGTTCAGGGAGAATTTACTCCTGTAGAACTTGGAGGACACAAACTGGTAATCAAACAGGTGGAAGAACGGATGTCAAGGACCAATAAACCAATGATCGTTGTGTTTTTTGATTTTGCACCGGGAGATAAGCAGGCTGGATATTTTGCGGAAGCATTTAAAAATGATATCCGTCCGGAAAAGAAATGGCCGAACCAGGCAACTCAGTATATTTTGACAGAGGATAATGAAGGAAACTGTAGTAGATCTTTTAAAACATTCCTGACTTGTGTAGAACATTCCAATCAGGGATTCACAACACAGTGGGGAGATAACTTTGGCAAGCAGTTCAAGAATAAGCTGGTTGGAGGAGTATTTGGAATCCAGATGGATTACTACGAGGGAAGAGAGCTTGAAAAGCGTGTTTTGAGATGGTTTGTATCACAGGACAAAGTGGAAGAGGCTGCAGTTCCAATGGAGACAGAAACACAAGCATATAAGAATCATATCAATGGATATCCGGCAAATGCGACACCTGGACAGGATGGATTTATGAATATTCCAGATGATATTGATGAAGAATTGCCATTTAATTAGGAGTTGATGCAAGTGGATATACAAATTGATACAAGAGAAAAGCAACGGGCAATTCGGAAGATCATCAAGACATTTGACGAGAATGGAGTGAAACATTTTTCGAGCAAGCTTCTGGTCGGGGATTATATGAGTCTGGATAATCCCCGGCTCATTATTGATCGGAAGCAGAACCTACAGGAGTTATGTGGAAATGTCTGCCAGCAACATGAGCGGTTTAAGAAAGAGTTGCTTAAAGCGATAGATGCAGGCATACAGCTTGTGATCCTGGTGGAACATGGACCAGATGTGAAAAATCTGGAAGATGTGTGGTTCTGGCAGAATCCGAGGAAGCATGAAGTCCGGTGGAGAATGGTAAACGGGAAACGTGAAAAATATGTGGTGTCAGCCAAAGCGGTTGACGGAAAACAACTATATAAATCAATGTGTACCATCCGGGATCGGTACAATGTCCGGTTTGAATTCTGTGAGAAGAAAGACACAGGCAAGGAGATTGTGCGTATTTTGTCTGAATACGGTGATGCAAAATGACGCGCGAGGAAATCAAGCAGGCATACTCTATGAAGGATATTCTGGTCAAATGTGGGCTTCCTGAACCGAACAGAGCGGGGTTTATCAAGTGTCCATTTCACAAAGGTGATCACGAAGCCTCAATGAAAATCTACGATAAGGACTTTCATTGTTTTGGTTGTGGAGCAAATGGAGATATCTTTACTTTTACAGAAAAGTTTTATGGAATTTCTTTCAAAGATGCCTTCTTGATGCTTGGCGGAGAATACGAAAAGAATCCGTCCTTCCGATCTTCTCTGGCGATATATCGGGCAAAAAAAGAAAAGCTGATGAGAGAAAAACAGGAAGCAAAGATGCGGGACAAGTG